AGATGATGCTGTTATTGAACCACAAGACCAAGCAACAATCAAATATCTTTCAAACGTAAGAGACCCAGAAACTAACGAAGTTTCTAAACCATTTACTATTGCTGATAAAAATTACCAATTGATTAGAGGTATTGATGCTTCTAATGAGGTGGTTAATGCCGTTATGTGTATTGATGATAATATGATTCATACATATGAGGATTTTGAAAGAGATATCGCATTACCAATGAAAGAAAGACTTGAAATGCAAGGTGCAAGTATACAAACATCACCAGATGTTCAAGAGTCGTCTGATGACACATACGAAGGGTATAAACATTATTTGGTTAATAAACAAACTAATGAGGTTCGTAAGTTTAAAAGTATTGAAGAAATGATTTCTAGCAATAAATTAGATGAAGAGGAATACATGAATGTTGGTAGGTTTAAAAAACACATGAATGAAAGATTATTTGGTTCCTCTAAAAAGAAAGTAGAATCATTGAACGAGGTAACACCTACTGGTGAGGAAACTGATGAGGAAATGAATATCAAAGCTGAAAAGCTAATGGCTATGATTGCTAAGAGAATACCACAAAACATTATTAAAACTATAACAACACCGATAGCACAAAGAGAAGTAATTGCAGCATTTGCTGAATTGATTGGGGTTCCTAGAAATGGTTTAAATAAATTGATTGCTGGGTTAAAAGACATATCAAAGCAACAACAAGAACCAGCAACACAAACTGGGAAAGAGCAACCAATAACTGAAAAAAGAGTTATTACTAAGAATCAATTAATGGAAAGCCTTACACCAAATAAGGTTATTAAAACAATTAAAGTTAAAGATATAAAATAATGAAAGATTACAGAAAGATAGCTGAAGAAGCACTTAAAAAGTCACAACAAAATACAAAACGTTTGGATGAAAGTGTTGTTTACCCAGATGGTTTAAATGAAAGAATGCATCCAATATTGGAAGATGAGTTGCTTAACCAAAAAACATCATTAGGTAAACACCCTATATTCCCAGAGGGTGATGAATCGTCTTTCGAACAAAAGATAATGGGTAAACGTTTTAATGAAGTTGCTAAACGATACAAAAGAGCTCATGAGGTTGATGATATTAGAAAAGAAGATGTTATGCATGGGATGATGCCTTTGTTGAAAGAGACGATGACATTGGAAAAGAAACACGCAACAGAACTTGAGGAATTGGCTGTAAAGATGATTCGTGAAGAATACGATATGGCTGAGGATATTGTTGAGATTCACGCTGAATTAACACCTAGAATCAATATGATTGGAACTAAAAAGAATCCAACACCAGTTGTTAGCGAAGTTGAGTTTAAAAACCATGATGAAATGGTGAATGCAAATGAAGAAGTTTATAAACGTAGATTTCTTAACGCTATGACTCAAGGTGCAGCTAAAAAGTGTAGTCATATGTTCCATATGGTTGATGATGAGTTAAGTGATATTGACCCACGTTTAGCTAGTAGATACGCTAAATTAATGGCTTCAGCTGATTATATGTATTATGTAATACCTAAAATGGATGAGGGTGTTAATGGTGGTGTTGTAAGAGTTGAGTTCCCAACAAAAGATAATCCTAAAGCTATCATATACGCACAAGCAATGGCGTTTCCAGTTCTTATACATGAATTGGTAAAAGGTGTTATGGAGTTATTATCTGCACATGGTTTACCTAAAGATAAAAAGATTGGTAAGTTTGTTATCGATAAAGCAGATTTCTTAGCAGCTGAACCATGGGATATGAGAATTGGTCCAGCATTATGGGATAGATTTACTGAATGTGTTGAAGCTGATGATTTTCATCTAAAACACCATGTATATTCTGAGTTAGCTGCTTTGCCAGTTAGAGAATTCAATGTTAAGATGAGAGAAATTATGGCTGGAACACAAGAAGGTAAAAACATCGTTAAAAACATTGTTAATGAGGTTAAAGAATGTATTATGGAAGAGGAATACAATGAATCGATGACTGAAACACAAAGTGAAGATGGGTTCAGTTTTGATGATTTAATAAAAGGTGATGATGACGATAATCTAAAGGATGACAGTTTTGATTTTGATGAACTGTTTTAAGATAAATAATTTAAATAATAATAATAATAAGGGTCCTATATAGGACCCTTTGTTGTTTGATATAATCATTTTCTTTGTTTTTAAGATATTTATTAATAAAAACATTATGAGCCTAACAACACAAGAGATATTTAAAGAGTATGTTAAATGCTTGAGTAGTCCAACATATGCTATTGAGACTTACTTAGAAACATTTGATAAAACTCAAGAAGGGTTCGTTCCATTTAAGCTTTTCCCAAGACAAAAAGAAATTGTAGCTGCATACGAAAAACATAGATTTAACCTTGTGACAAAACCTAGACAAGCTGGTGTATCAACAACAACAGCAGCATATATGTCAATCAAAGTTGGTTTTGCTGACACTGATAACCCAGAAGCGGTTCTAATTATTGCCAATAAACAAGAATTGGCATTTGAGTTCTTAGGTAAAATCAAAGATTTCTTATCACAATTACCTAGATGGATATGGGGTGATGAATATTATGGTAATGCTAAAAATGAAGCTAAATCGATATTCCTTACAGATTCTAAGAAAGAGATTAGATTACCCAATGGTAGTCGTGTTAAGGCGGTGGCAACATCTAAAGATGCCTTGCGTGGTTTTACACCTACTTATCTTGTAATGGATGAGGCTGCCTATATCGATAACGGTGCTGAGGTATTTGGTGCTGCCCTTACTGCATTAGGTACTGGGGGTAAAGCAATGCTTATATCAACACCAAAAGGTATGGATGCGTTGTATTATAATACATATGACCAAGCTAAAAAGAAAAAGAATAACTTCAATATCATTGAAATGAAATGGTATGAGGATTTAAGATACAATAAAGGTCTTAAATGGCTTAAAGGTGATGAGGAAGTAACTGAACATGAATTTACATTTGATTCATATAATAGAATGATTGATGATGGTTGGAAACCTACATCATTTTGGTATGAAGAGATGTGTAGAGGTATGAACAATGACGCTAAGATGATTGCACAAGAGCTAGACGTGTCGTTCATTGGTTCTGGTGGTAACGTTATTGATGAAGAATATATTGAATACCAAAATAAATTCAACGTAAAAGACCCTATAATTACATTGGGTGCTGAAGAAGAGATTTGGATATGGGAAGAACCCCAAGAAGGTCACCAATATATAATGGGTGTCGATGTATCCAGAGGTGATGGTGAAGATGCTTCTACGATTGTTATATTGGATTTTACAACAATGGAACAAGTAATGGAATACCAAGGTAAAATCCAACCAGATTTACTAGCTCAAATTGTTGAGGAGTATGGTGAAATGTACAAAGCATATACCGTAGTCGATATTACTGGTGGTATGGGTGTTTCAACAGTGTTGAAATTATTGGAGTTTGATTATAAACGTTTACATTATGATGTTGCTGGTGGTAAGATACTTTCTTCAAGACAGAGAGAAATTGCTAACTATGGAAAAGGTGATAAAATACCAGGTTTTCAAGCAACAAGTGTTCGTTTACCAATGATTGCAAATTTAGAGTATAAGATTAGAACTGATGCAATTAAGATTCGTTCTGTTAGATTAACATCTGAATTAAAAACATTCATCTATAAAAATGGTAGGCCAGACCACATGGAAGGTTATCATGATGATTTAATCATGTCGTTAGCTATGGCTTTATGGGTTGTTGAACATTCATTTAAAAACCTAGAGAGGCTTGAAAAACAAAACAAAGCAATGTTAAACAGTTGGTTAGGTGGTTCAAATAACCCAAACCCTACTGTTAAATCTATTGACCCAGTAACAAAACAAACAGTAACCAAAATAAACCCTCAACACGCTGCATATAAGAATGTACAAGACCCTACTGGTCAATTCATGTGGTTGTTTGGTGGACAAAATAAAATAAGATAATAAAATGGCTTTAGGTAGTAAAGTATTTAATCGTAGCAGAAATAGTGGTGGTGGATTACATCTGTGGTCACCACCACCAAATAACACTAGTGGTAATGATAATGTTAAAAATGGTAAAATAAATAATTATTTCTGTACAGCAACACCATATTCACAAGGTGAAGATTGGATAGTAAGATATGTATATAACGTAAGAGTTGTTAATGGTCTTGTTCATCGTGATGCATACGTTCAATGTGATTATGTACAATAAAGTCTTTAATTTATTAAAAAATACATTATATTTAAATAAAAACAAATTATGGCAGATAATAAAAATCTAACAATATTTCAAAAGTTAGGGCAAGTTCTAAACCCTAACAATGTTAAACAAACACAAAGACAAGCACAAACAACACAAAGATTCAATATCGGTGGTGGTGACTTACTTAAAACTGACAGCAAAGCTGAATATGACGTTGCTAAACTACAAGCACAACAAAACAAATACTTAGGACAAGTATGGAAGAAAGTTGAGAGTGGGTTGTTCCAACAATCAATAAATTATGAAACGACCCGTATTGGTTCGTATTCAGATTTTGAGGCCATGGAGTTTTACCCAACCATAGCAGCAGCATTGGATATCATGATGGAAGAGTCAACAACACTTAACGACCAAGGTAGAATGCTTAATATATATTCTGATAGCAAACGAGTTAAAGGTATATTAGAAGATTTATTTTTCAATCGTTTGGACATTCACACATCATTACCTATGTGGACAAGAAACACATGTAAGTATGGTGATAATTTTGTTTATATGAACATTGATGATAGACATGGTATTGTTGGTGGTAAGCAAATGCCTAACTACGAAATGGAACGTAGAGAAACTGGTTTGTTTGATATGATTTCTGGTAGAGAGACTATGAACACAGCTGAAGCTAATACTTCAACAGACAAAGTTAAATTCTTCTGGAGAGGACGTGATGTTGAATTTAATTCATGGCAAATTGCACACTTCCGTTTGGCTGGTGATGATAGACGTTTACCTTACGGTACATCTGTGTTAGAAAAGTCTAGACGTATTTGGAAACAACTTATCTTATCAGAGGATAGTATGTTGGTATATCGTGTAACCAGAGCTCCAGAAAGACGTGTATATAAAATCTATGTGGGTAACATTGATGATGCTGATGTTGAACAATACGTAAATACAATCGCTGATAGGTTCAAACGTATGCCAATTACTGACCCACAAACTGGTCAAATGGATTTACGTTATAATCAATTATCAAATGACCAAGATTACTTTATCCCAGTTCGTTCAGAAAACGCACCTAACCCAATTGAAACACTCCCAGGTGCATCTAACTTGGACCAAATTGCTGATATTGAGTACTTACAAAGAAACTTATTCACATCTTTACGTGTACCAAAACCTTTCTTAGGGTTTGAAGAAGCAGCTGGTGATGGTAAGAACTTAGCATTGCAAGATATTCGTTTTTCTAGAACAATCAATAGAATTCAACAATCTATGTTACAAGAACTTAACAAGATTGCTATTATACATCTATACATATTAGGGTTTGAGGAAGATTTAGATAACTTCACATTAACACTTAACAACCCATCAACACAAGCTGAAATGCTTAAAGTTGAACATACACAACTTAAAATCACACTTTACAAAGATGCTGTATCTGATGCTGGTAATGGTTTCGCACCAATGTCAATGACACGTGCACACAGAGAAATCTTAGGATGGTCTGACGATGAAATTAAACAAGATTTACTTGAGCAACGTATGGAGAAAGCAGCTGCTGCTGAATTAGCTAACACTGGTGCTGTTATCAAACACACTGGTATGTTTGACATAGTTGATAGAATCTACGGTGATTATAAAGCTGCTTTAGAAGGTGGTGGTGCTGGAGGTGAAGGAGCTGAAGGTGGTGCTGAAGGTGGAGGCGGAGGCGGAGGTCTTGGTGGTTCATTCGGAGGCGGAGGTGTATCTGGTGAAGATTTAGACTTTGGCGGTGAAGAAGGTGGTGTTGAAGGTGAAGCTGAAGGTGGATTAGGTGGTGCTGAAGGTGGTGCTGAAGGTGAAGGTGGTGAAACTGCTGAGGCTGGTGCTGAAGGTGGTGCAGCTGAAGAATTTGGTGGTGAGACAGTTGCTGAATCAATTAAGAAAACTGAGAAGTTATTAACCGAAAGAAAAGAAACGCTTAAAAAGAAATTAGACGATAGAACTAAAAAATACCAAGGTAGATTTGTTACGTTGTTGGAATCCATAAAACCAGAAGAGAAAGTTAAGGAAGAGA